TACAGTATGCGGCACCTTCCTGCACTTTGTCAAGTCAATCTAACATTTCTTTGTCACAGTTAGGTAACGAAAAAACCCCCGCTCTCACGGGGGCTTCACGGTGGTTATTTGGTTATTTCCTTAGAAGGCTATGTAGGTGTCGTGGAAGGCTACGAATAGGTTCCAAGCCCAACCGATTACAACGCGGTGTGTTTCGGTGACTACTAGCCACGCTCCCAAGGTGGCAAGTGTGACTACTGATAAGAACTGACGGGTTTCTGCTTTCATTATGCAACCTTCACGGGAAAGTTGCGGCAAAGCTGTAGTGTGGTTTTTTGGTCATTATGGCTAACTTGCCCATCCTTGTACAGCACTGAATAAACATAAACTGTTGGGCCGCCAATGTTCTTGCGAACAAAGTTTCTAATAATTCTAATTTGGCGGGTGCCTGCGGCGTTGACCAAAATGGTTCCGCTTTGTATTTCTACCATTTGATAGTTTGTGACCGCGGGGGTTGGCACTTTTTTGCTTGTCATTTTGTTTCCCTTCGTCGTTGTGTAGTTACAGTATGCGGCACCTTCCTGCACTTTGTCAAGTCATTTGAGAAAGTTTTTTGTCACAGTTAGGTAACGAAAAAACCCCCCTATTCCTAGGGGGGCTTCGCGGTGTTCGTGTGTGGCGTTAGCCTTTTAGCTCTAGTCTGGCAATAGCTCTTTCTTGAGACTTGATTGCCGCTTCAAGCCTGGCTACATTGTACTCAGAAAAGAACATAGCTGCTAGAGCTGTCTCGTTATTGCTCTTGTCCTGCTTTAGTGATGCAAGGCGGTTAGTGTCGTTGATGTTCATTTTGTTTCCCTTCGTTGGTGTTGCGTAAGTACAGTATGCGGCACCTTCCTGCACTTTGTCAAGTCAGTTAGAAAATAAAAATAATTTCTTGTCAAAAGCTTAAAGTGAAAAATGGACACCGCCAGTGCGCCAGTGCGCCAGTGCGCCAGTGCGCCAGTGCGCCAGTGCGCTCCAGAATCGAATCTAACGGCTTAGCCTATTGCCCTAGTGTGATTGCCTAGGCAGCGCCATTGACGCGCTCTGACGCTCTTGCTAGGCCCGCCAGACACGCCAGACAATGGAAAACCCCTAGAGCGTTAGCCCTAGGGGTTCGGTGTAGCCAGTTACCATTTAAGTGAATCCGAATCGCTACGCGACGCTAGCAGCTCTCCCAAGTCTCCATGAAAGTCTGCATCGTAAGCGAAAATGTTCCATCTAGAACCGCAGCATTCGCAGAAATCCATAAAGTCTACGCCTAGCGCACGCGCTTGTGCATAAGCGTCATTTTCGGTTGCTGCGGTTAGCGCAGCAATTCGTGGCATCCCTTCAAGAAATACCCCACCAGTGTTGCTCTGGTCAAGAATAAATGTTGTCATTTTGTTTCCCTTCGTCGTTGTGTAGTTACAGTATGCGGCACCTTCCTGCACTTTGTCAAGTCATTTGAGAAAGTTTTTTGTCACAGTTAGGTAACGAAAAAACCCCCCTATTCCTAGGGGGGCTTTTCTAAGTTTTGGCTTTAGAGTTGGCTTTTTCCTATGCTCACCCAAATCGCGCCGTGTTCCATAAGAAGCGCTACGGAAGCATCTACTTTTGAATTATCTACTTCTAGCTCAAGAGTTTTGGAATCTCTGTATGTCGCCCATAGCTTTGTCATTTTGGTTCCCCTTCGTTGGTGTTACTCGAATGTTTCTTTGTTGCTATGTACAGTATGCGGCACCTTCCTGCACTTTGTCAAGTCAGTTAGGGAATCTTTTTATTACAGTTAGGTAACGAAAAACCCCGCCATTTCTGACGGGGTTATCGGTACGGTGATTAGCCCAACATTTTCATAATCTTAGAAACGGCGCTCGCGGTAAGTGGCAAAGTTTCGCCTTCTTCATCAGTGCCGCCCGTTATTGCGATGTTGCCCACTATGTAATCAGTGTCTGCGCCATAGGTTGCATCCCACAATACTTGACCGATTTTATTATGCGGTAACCCTTCTAACTTGCCTTCTTCGTGAACCCAAAGCGTAAGTTCTTCGCTTAGCGCTACGGCTTGTAGATAGCCCCCAACAGCTTGTACCAAGCTGTCATAGGTCACTAGTTCCATAGAGTTGATTTCGTTTGCCGTTGTTATGTGTAGTCCTGCTGTTTTCATTTTGTCCTTCCCCCTTGCGGGTGCGGTGAGCTTTTTCGTTCGTGAAATTTATAGTAGTGCATCTTCCTGCTGTTCGCCAAATTTATTTTGTAGGGGGGTGCCTATCGAGAACTAAGAACACCAACGCCATAGATAGCTATGCGTGGTGTCTGATTTAGTGAAGGGGTTCTTAGATTCTCAGAACCTAGGCCCTATAGCTCTGCAAAAAGGCATAGACACTTATCTAGGAATTTCTAGGCTTAGCCCCTAGAGCAAGCTCTCAAACATTACCTAGGTGGTTTATAAGCTTTGTCAGAGCTTGGGATTCCTAGCTCGATGTATCAAGCACTAATAGTTTGTAGATTCAAACAAGTATTAGTCCTAGATAGCAAAACTATTTCTTTGTGAGACACCTAGCTCTAGCCCAAACACTTTATAAAAAATAGTTTGTAAATAAATGTTTCTTTGCTTGCTAAAAATAACCCCCCCGCTAGGCGCTACAGCAGCGGAAACAGCGGATAGCAGCAAAGGCTTTTTGATGCTCTGGATTTCTGCGACAGGAAGCGCCCGTGCTTGCGGAAAGAACCAGGAAACGTTTCAAAAAATCTTGAAATATAACGACAGCCCACTCGCAGCTAAAATTCAAAAAAAGATAAGGTTCATTCTTTCGACTCTGCCGTTCAACATTCTTCGGACTCTCGCCCCTGTACGCTTTCTCAAAACCCTGTACCATAGAACAATGAGCCCAAAGACATTGCTTCCTCAGGACGAAGTGAACTTTATCAGTTCCCTTTCCCGCCCTGAGGCTGAGGCGCGTCTTAAAGCTCTCTGGGATGCTGGCTGGTCTCTTTCCATTCTTGGGGAGTCACTCGAGCCCAAGCGCCCCAAGACTACGATTCATTTCTGGGTAAAAAGAGCAGAAGCAGTAAAACAGTTCCGCGAGATACCCACTCCCCCACCCCGCAGTCTTACCACTGCGACTCCCACTAAAAAAGCTCCCCGACTGCGCTCAGTTTCCCCCAACGTTCCGCCAGACATGAAACCGCGCTTAAAGGAGCTAGCTAAGCTTGCGAAGCGTTACCGCGCCCGCACGACTTCAGACTCTCCCTTTGCTAAGGCCAACCGAGACCTCACCGCAATGGCTGTGGCTCTCAGAAGCATGGGCGTCCCCACAGCAAAGATTGCTACAGCCGCTGGGGTTTCATACCGCGCTATGGCCAGAAGACTGAGCAAGTGAGAACTTACACTACCCAGAGCGGCACCTACACAGAAGCTGAGCTAGCTGTTGTTATTTGGATGAACCCTAAAACTAAGACTTCAGCCCAGTCTCGCTTTCTTGAGACCATGACCGCTGAAAATTCACGTTTTCCCATGGCCTTTCCGCTCAAGACGCTTATAAAGAACCGCGACTGGCAAAATGCCACTCTTATTCGTACCAGAGACGAAGTATTCGAATTCATCCGCTCTAGCGAGCGCACCCGACCGCTGATAGTTCCGCTTCCTATTGCCAAAGAGGCTTTAGGTTGGGAGGACTTCTATATCCCATCGGAGTACACCAAGTAATGGCAATAGTAAAAACAATGGACGTTTTCCCCGCAGTTATTAGGTTGGCTCCTGCAGGCTCCCTTTCCAACATAACTGAGCTAAACATCATTGGCGACGTTCCACAGGGGACCAGAAGAGTTGATACCGCCAGAGCTGTGGTTATACAGGACACACTAATTATTGGCGTTGACTCTCCAGAGGGCACTCAAATCGTTTTCAAGGAGAAAATCACGCAATTAGAGAAGCTGGACAAGATTCACTACATTTTGACCGAGTCAGGTAAGATAGTGGCTGTTGCTAAGGATAACAACTGCGGCTGTGGCACTCGCCTTCGTGGTTGGAACCCGTACGGCGCTTTCATAGCTTCCAGTCAGGACCCCGAATGACACTATTTGAATTTGTAATCATCGGACTAGCAGTATTCCGACTCAGTAGGCTCATCACAACCGACGTTATCTTCGAGCCCCTGAGAAATCGCTTCTGGAAAAAACACCCACCGCAGAGCAGCAAGCTTGGCTATTTAATAACTTGCGACTGGTGCACCTCTATTTGGGTCGCATCACTAGTTGTACCATCCGTTATCATTATCCCAGTACTTGTTTACGTCTACGCCGTTTTTGCGGCGTCGGCAATAGCAGGCCTGTTGACCGCGTACGAGCAAAAATAACTTGTATTCCGCAACTAATTGACGAGGAGACCGCCCAATGGGTGTATTTAAAAGAGAAGAGCCAGCACAGGAGCCAGTAGCTCCAAAAGCTAGCGCTAAAAAATCTAGCAAAGGCAAGCCTTTCGGGAGCTCAAGACTTCCACAGCCAGCTGGTGCATCTTTCTTCTTCAACGCCCCAACTCCCGTTCCCTTTAACTCTCCCCGCGCCCTTACGGCTGCTGCCTCGCAAGTAAAAATGAACGACAAGGCCGAGTTCGAGCAGTTTAAAGCGCGCCGCTCCGCTTCATCCTCCGCTTGGCAGTCAGAAGCTTGGGAGTACTACGACGCAATTGGCGAAATCAAATACGCCTTTAACTTAGTTGCATCCGTTGTCTCACGTATCCGCATCTTTGCGGCTGCAATTGACGACCCAAGCCAGTCTCCTGTTGCAGCGAGCGAGTCCAGCTCAATTGACCAGAGCCTTGCCTCAGCCGCAGAACGCGCACTTTCCCGCCTCAACTCCGCCTATGGTGGACAGCCAGGTCTTTTGAAAGATGCTGCCCTCAATCTTTCAGTTACTGGCGAATGCTACCTAGTTCAGATGCCAGCCCGTAGAGGAACTGGAGAGCCCGAGTCTTGGGACATCCGTTCCGTTGATGAAGTTGTAGCTGACGGTAGCGGAAACCTAAACGTTATTGGACGCCGCGAACAAGGCACAGGGCAGGGTGGCGGAAAGAACTCAGGAGTCGTTAACTTAGGCAAGAATGCTTTCGTTGGCCGTATCTGGCGCTCACACCCTCGCTACTCAGACGAGTCCGACTCGAGCCTGCGCGGTCTATTGGACATGTGTGCCGAGCTACTTTTGCTCAACCGTACTTTCCGTGCAACCGCTCGCTCACGCCTAAACGCTGGCGCTCTTTACTTGCCAGACGGTCTTTCCGTAGCTGCACAGGGCGACCCTGCAAACTACCCTTACGATTCTGAAGATGGAATTGGCGCTGGCTTCACAGCTGAGGAAGCAGAAGACGAGTTTGAAGAGCAGTTGATGGACGCGATGACCACGCCGATTCGTGACGAAGAGTCCGCATCTGCAGTTGTGCCCCTGATTATCCGTGGACCCGCTGAGCTTGGCGATGCTATCAAGCAGTTCAAGTTTGAGCGTTCGTTCGACCCAGCACTAGCTGAGCGCTCTGACCGTGTACTAGAGCGTATCTTGCAGGGCCTAGATGTTCCTAAGGACGTTGTAACGGGACTTGCCAACGTTAAGTACTCCAATGCGCTCCAGATTGACGAAGCTCTTTATAAAGCCCACATCGAGCCTTTGATGCTCCTTATTGTTGACGCCTTAACAGTTGTCTACTTGCGTCCGTACCTAATTGCCAACGGATACTCAGCAACAGAAGTTGCTCGCATCACCGTTTGGTATGACCCTTCAGCCGTTTCCACACGTAACGACAGGGCAACTGATGCTGACGCAGGCTTTGACCGCGGAGCAGTTTCCTACGACACATGGAGACGTGCGCACGGTTTCTCGGACCAAGATGCCCCTACTCCTACCGAGCTTGCAATACGCATGCTTCAGGAAAAGGGCTCGCTAACTCCAGAACTTACCGAAGCGATGCTTGGCGCTATTTCCCCAGAGATTATGAATGCAGTTCGTGCAGCACAGCAAGGCCAGTCCGTTGCTCCGTTGCCAACTGAAGTTGAAGACGCTTTGAAAAGAGCAGCCGCGGGCGAGCCTGCCCCTGAAGAAGAAGAAGCTAACTAATTATGGAAAAAGGGGACCAGCCAGCTAAGGGGCAAAGCAACGTGCCTATGCCTCAACCAACTTCGTCAATTACCGTTTCTGATAAGAACAGCCTCATCCGTACTCTGTCCACTCTAGAGAATGAAGTTCACGAACTTCGCAAGAGCATAAGACAAGAGTTTGCATCCGAGGAGCTTTCCAATAGCCCCTGCTGGGACGGCTACGTCCAAATAGGAATGAAGAAGGGCAAAAACGGTAATCAAGTTCCCAACTGCGTTCCTGCCACTACTTCAGCTATCGCCGAAGCTGCAACGTTTGCCGCTGAGAACAGACCTGCTGCCCCTGAGGGATTCCACTACATGCCAGACGGCGCACTAATGCCAGACTCGGCACACGACGAGAATGCCCCAAGACCAGAAGCTCCCGAAGGTTATCACTACATGCCAGACGGAAATCTTATGTTGGACTCGGGGCACGACGACGAAGCTGCAGCTAAAAAGAAGCGCACTGCTGCCCAGACTCCTGCTCCCAAGAAAGACCAAGTAAAAGGCTCTTCAAAGAACAAAAAGGGCTCGGCTTCTGGCAGTAAGAAAATTACCTTCTCAAAGGCCGTAGAAAAAGCTCTTTCCAACAAGGTTGAGACCCACAATAAAAAAGCATCGAAGGGACGCCGCGCAACTCTTGGGATGCTAAAGGCTGTTTACCGCCGCGGAGCTGGGGCCTTCTCCACAAGCTACCGACCTGGACAGAACCGAAACTCTTGGGCACTTGCTCGCGTTAACGCGTTCTTGCGTTTGCTTTCCTCAGGTAAACCCTCTAAGGCTGCTTACGTACAGGACAACGACCTACTTCCTGCTTCACACCCAAGGTCCACCAAGAAAGACTCTTCTACCGAGCCCTTGACCGCTGACGCTCAGGACTACTCCGAGTTAGCCCTTTTAGATGCATCCGAGTACGCAGAAGCAGAACTAATGATTGAGCTGCCCGCAGAGAACACTTTTAGAACAGCACGGGAAGCAATTCTTGCTCTGACCGAGTTTTCAGATTTTGGCTACGAGGCAGAAGAAGCTATCAAGGCAAGCTGGCTGCGTGCAGTACGAAACGGGGAAGACCCTTATAGAAGAGCCAAGCTTCTATCAACATTGACACATGATAGTCTAGACGCGGATTTACTCCCAAGAGAGGGCTCTGAAAATGAGTAACGAATACCCAATTAAGCCAGCAACACATTCGGTCTCTTATGAAGAGCAGAACGTAAACATTTCTAGCGAAGCTGTTGCCTCCCTTGTAGAGTTGAATGGTTCCTTCGGAATTACACGCCGCGTCACAGCTGGCTCAGCGAAAAAAGTAGTTCTTCGCTCTATCAAAGCCAACTCCAACGAGACTTACTCGGTCCGTCGTTACCGAGCACTACTAGCGCTTTCGGAGTTTGCGCTTCTTGTGCAGCGTGACAAAGGCCTAACAGAGGCCTCACACACAGACTTGCTTCCCATTTCGCACCCTAGCTCTACTAAGGAGCACAACGTAGAGTGGAAAGAGCTTCGTAAGGCGCAGTCTCGTTGGTTCGCTGACGACCCTCGGGTAACAAACCCGTTAGTGGCCCCACTTCTTGCCACGGCTTTCACTTCAACCCTAAACAGCGATGAGCAGCTATACGCTCTTGCTCGCCTCGACGCTATGGGACCAAGCCAAGTGCCTTTGGTTGCTTTGGTTGCTGCTTACAACGACGGAGCCAATGATGGCTTCTGGCGCAGGCAGCTTCGTATCAAGGGACGCTTTGCGTTTATGGGCGGCGCAATCATGGCCCTCATCCGTAAACTTACTGGCGGGGTCTACAACCTAGCTGGCCAGATAGTATCGACCAACTCCGAGAACTCAACTCTAATCTCCGAGCTGCCAGATGGCAAGCTTGCAAGAATCCCTTCCGCTAATGCTACCCCTGCTAAGGCAATTCTGCCTTCAAATAAGAGCTCTGACGGCTACAGCGAAAACCCTGTATCTGTAAGTGCAAGTGATGAAGTAATAAACGAAGAAGACCTTGAATTTGTAGAGTCTCCTGACGGCTGGGACCTAGATACTGCCTACGAGGTACCTCAAGAAGAAAAAGATTTTTACGACGAAGACGAAGACTTAGGTGCCGTTTACGCAAATGCTGGCGGGAACTACGAAGTTAAGAAGTTTAAAGAGCCCAACGAAGCAGCTACGGCTAAGTTCAACGCTGTTCAAGCAAGAGAAAACAAAGACGAGGGTGCAGTTGCTTTCGGAAAAGGCGAGGACGGAACTCTCGACGAAGACCTTCCTGTCTACCTTCTTCGTAGGAAAGACGAGAACGAGAAGGACTTCGCAGCAGTTCAATCATGGAGAGACGTTGGAGAGCTAGTAGAGGCCGACGAGCCTAACTACAAGAAAAGCGAAGCCCCAAACCCAAAACGCCCAAAGAGTATTGGTAAAGCCATTCTTAGTAAGCTAAGAGTTGGAAACAAGGTAAACCCTGAGGATGTAAGAGGCAAAGGCGCTCGTATCAAGGGCAAACCTAATGCCAACAGATTTAAAGTTAACGCTTACCTCAGGATGCTTGAGCGCTACAAAGAGCAGGGCCTAGAGTTCCCAATAGACCCACGCCGCGAGCACTTCATTCTTGACGACGGCACAATTATAGATTCTGCAACAGGCATTGTTGTTCGTGATAGCAAGGGCTTCTCAGACCCAGACGCTTGGAAAAAGCCACCAGTTGCGATTATCCCCGACCAAGAAGTAGAGACTCCTGCTCCACAAGCTGAAGAGCAGCCTAGACAGCCTAGACAGCCTCGACGGCCTGCACAGCCATCAACCCCTAGTCCAAATATTGATGTTGTTTTTCCAGAACGCCCTACCAACCGAGATGGCGGCTTTCGGCCAGAACCACCTAGATTTCCAGGTGGAGGCGTTAAGCCGATGCCTCCTCGTGAAGAACCAAAGCTTATTTTTGACGGGCAAGAAGAAGAAGCACCAAAAAAGCCAAAGCGTCTTCTAAAGCTTTTCAAAAAACTTTCAGAAATACGTAATCGAGAAACCGCGATGCAGCGGGTTGTCAGGGAAGCACAGGCTCAGGGCAAAAATGTAATCAGCGGCGAGACCCTTGCTCAGATAATGAAGCGCGATGGGCTGTCTTTTAATGAAGCCACAAAGCGTGTAGAAAAGCTTGGACTCTCTGTTCGAAGCAATCGAGAAGCTCCAAACCCTGACGATTTCAACATATCAGAAGAAGCCTTTGAACAAGAAGCCATTAACATTGGTGGCAAGCGAATCTTCAATAATGGACGCAAGTCAGTCCGTGAGTTCGACATTGGGGACTTTTATAGGGACGAAGACGGGGACCTTTGGCGTGTCTGGCGTAAGGACCTTCTTGACAGCCAAGGACTAGTTACTGAAAAGGGAGCACAGGGAGCTAAAAAGCCTACAAACCACAGGATTTGGGGAGAACTTGTTGATGCTGATGGAGAACTATCCCTCAACAAAGACGGCGACCGAGTCACGGATATTCAAAGTGGCATGCCTCCGCGCTTCGGAAATGACGGCAAAGTTGAAATGTGGAAAGAAGACAACCCTTCTGACCTCATAGAAGAAGATGCCCCAGAGGCAGAACCAGCAGCAACCCCCGCCCCAGTCGAGGCAGAAGAGGTACAGCCTGTAGAAGCTCCCGCAGCCCCTGAGGCACCTGTAGAGCCTGAGGTTGCCCCTACTCCAGCCAATTACTACGAAATAAACACAGACGCCCCCTACCAGCCTCAGGGAGCCGTTGATGGACAAGAGTCTGACGACTTTACGGATGACCCCGCTGAGCTGTCAGAGAAGTTCTCAGTTAAAGATTTGATTAATGCCCTCAATGAAGGAGTTCTTGGTTCCGAGAACAACCCTGCTACTGGTTTTGGGCTCCTACCATTCTCAGACGGAGACGAAGCTGTTCCAGTTGAGGCCATATATGCGGCTCTCGATGAGAAGGGCGTAAACGCTAAAGCGGTTCTCGACGACATCTACAAAAGTGGTAATGGCAACTTGGGTGCTCAAATACCTAAGGCTACAGAAATCGCCCTAGGCGAGGAACTCCCTGAGCCAGCACTCGCAGAGCCAATCGACAGAGTCCTGCCTCCACTTCTTGAGGGCCTAACTGACGAAGAGCAGCAAGCCTTTTTAGAGTCAGGCGACTACAAGCCTTATCTTCCAGAGAACAAAGTCTACGGAGAGGGCGAAGTCCCAGAAGGCTATTCAGAGATTGAAGAAGTACCATTTAATGAGATAGAGGGGGATGTCCCAGAGAATGCTCCTGAGGGGTTCTCTATCAACCCAGTGGACATTGCCAATGACTACAGCAATGAAAATCTTATTGCAGAACTTCGCCGTGCTCTAGAGCCAGGCAACTCAACTCCAGGTTACGGAATCTTGGCAATGGAGACCCCTGAAGGGGAAGTCTTCCAACTAAACGTTCCAGTTGAGGCAATTCGTGACGCACTTCAGCTACAAGGCGTGGACACTAATGAACTTATAGATGCTATCTACGCAGAGGGCCTAAACGGACAGGGCGCTAATGGCCCAACCGATGCCGAAATCCAAGACGCTATTGACGGCGAAAACGTTGAAGAAGTAGACGCTGCCCCAGAAGTAGTACCTGAAGCATCTGGAACAGTGCCCTCCGAGTGGGATGGCGTGCCATTCAATGCCGACCAAATTCAGGATAATGGCGACACCAATTTCTTTATCCAAGAGCCAAACCCGCCATCGGTTATGTATCACGTAGCTCCTAAATCAGCTCGTGAAGACATCCTTAAAAATGGCTTAGACGCTAAAGATGAAACTTGGAACACTGGTGTTGGGAAAAATGGAGATGAAGTCTTCCGCGACGAGCACCTGTGGTCTAAAGACGACAACGGGGACGAGTTTGCTTACGAGTACCGCCCAGTAGGTATCTACATGTTCTCTGACTTAGAAGCGGCCCAAAGATATGCTGGCGAAGATAAAGACATTTACGAGGTCAACACTGAATCAAATAACAGAGAAATAATTCGTGACCCGTCTAACGCTGCAAACTGGGACTTCCTAGACGAAGACGAAAAAGCTTATGTAACTAGGTACGTTCAACCAGATTCCATAAAACTATTAGAAGCCCCAGAAGCCTCAGCGCCTCAGTCGCAGGAAGCTCAGGATGAGCAAGCAGGACCAACTCCTGCAAACCTAACTCCAGTTGACCGAGAAGAACTTACTGCAGAAGAGAAGAAGCAGGTTGACGCTGCTGTTCAAGAGCCATTCCTAGAAAAGGTTCCTGCTAAGGAACTTCAGCCTGGAGACATCGCGGTGCGCGACGGCGAGTACTTCATCATTGAAGAAGTTGACGTACCAAAAGTAGGCACTCCTGACCAGAAGAACAAAAAAGCCAACCGAGTAAAGGTCAAGGGATACTATCCAGGACACAAGAGCCAAGAGCGAGGCTGGTTTGCCGAAGGCGAGATTGAAGTAATCCGCGGAGCCAACCTCCCAGCTAAGGGAAGTGCCTCTCCAATTGTGAAGCCAGAGCTGGCTGACTACGGCAAAATGAAAAAGCAAGCTGACGGCCAATGGGGAGTTGCTGACCCAGCTGCTCAAGAACAATACATCAATGACTTGGCAGAGTACAAGGCTAAAGTTAGGGCCGCGTCTGCTGGCTTTGAGAATCCTATAAAAGACCAAGTAGATGGCAATGACGTAGCTCAAGTAGAAATTGCTGCTGCAAAGCCAGCTGATGGCCCGTTCATTGTAAAAGCTCGTGCAGAAGACTTGCTACCTGGAGATATTAGTCGCAAGGACCACTTTGTAATTGGCAGGGTATTCCGCGATGCAGACACCAAAGCAGGCTTTGTAAGCGTAGAGGGTTACTATCCTGGCTACGGGATGCAGCGTAAAGAGTGGAAGCTTGACACCACAATTGAGGTAGTAAGAGGCATCCCCGAGGCAGATATGCCTCAGCAGGGCGAAGGCTCTCTACACCGCCCAGCAGGCCGAGGACCTAAGGGTGGCTGGTTCCCAGACCCAGACCCAGTTGCTAACCAAGAGCACCAACGTAAGTTGGAAGAGGCCCGAGCTCGCTGGCAAGAACCAGAGAACCTTGCTGTTGTCGACGCTGAGGCAGCTACTGGTGGCAATAAGCCTGAATTAGTAGAACTCGAGCAGCCTAAGCCTCCGTTCTTGCCTGGCTTCCCAGCTTTCCAAGGATTCTTTGCGGAGATGGCTAAGCAGGCTAATGGCAAGTGGGCAGAGTTTAAGAGCCTTATTAGCAAGAGAGCAATTATTGTCTTTGACTTTGAGACAACTGGTGTTGGAGCAGCAGACGGCAACGAGCCTTACTCTGTTGCTTATAAAGTAATCTTTGGCGGCAAGCAGATTGCCTCTGGCGGATTCTTCTTTAATCCTGGACGCTCTATCAAGGGAACTTACGCTGAGAAGAACGGCATAGATGCCAACGGCGACCCTCTAACAGACAAGTGGTTAGCTACTCAGATGTCTGCTCAAGAAGCCTTTGCAAAACTTAGCGATAAGTTTAGAGAGCTGAGCATAAAGTACGGGGATAACAAAGACGAGAAGCCTTTGCTTGTTGCCCAGAATGCCAAGTTTGACGTAGAAATCCTAAACCGCAAGTTCGGACAATTTGGAATTGAATTCGAAGCTGGCGGAATTGCTGACACCATGGCTATGGCCGAGCAGTTCTACAAAGACTTACCTGCTGACGTAAGGCCTAAGAGGAAAAACCTTAAGGCTATTGCAGAATGGCTAGACGTAAAGCTCGAGAACTGGCACAACGCCGATGACGATGCTGACGCAACCGCTCAGATTTTCTTAAAGATGCTAGACCTAGGAGAAGCAGAGAACATCGGTCTTGCTGCCCTAGACGCCGACGCTCGACAAGCTGAGTACGACAACCGTATGGAAGCTGTTCAGCCAGTCATTGACCAGTACCAAAAAGATGTTGCAGATTACTGGGTAAATAAAGCAATTCGCGATGCAGCTAATGGCGAGCAGATTGACCTAGACCAGCTTCAGAAGAAGGCCTCAACCCCTCCACCCCCCGAGGGACCACTAGACAATGGTGGACCAGTTGCTGACCGAGACAACCCGCCTGCACCAGTGGCTGACATTGTGGACGTCACTATTAACACACTGTTCCCTGACGGAAAGATGCGCGTTGCTGAAGCAGGCTGGGCAGACCAGACTGAGAACGTAGAAAAAGTATTCCGTGGCGAGATAAAGGTTGAAGACCTTCGACCTGGAGACTTTGTCAGAGTAAAAAAGGATTCCGAAGAGTTCTGGCAAGTCATTGCTATCAAGGGTGGAGAAGAGTTCGGTGTCGAGGAGTTCAAGCGAGCTGTCTTTGTGCAGAATGCTCGAGGAGAGCAGCGACGCGTTTACTGGCGTCAGAATGCGTTCCTAGACGAAGTACGTAGACCACGTAACCGCGCTGATTTGGTACCTAACGAGAGTGACCCAACTCCAGCAGAGTTGCCAAAGAGACCAGACAACTTTACGGTTCCAATTTCTGTTCCACTGGGCCGCGCTGAAATGAAGATTGAAAAGAGAGGTACTGACAAGTACTTCTACTCCTCAGCTTTCTACAACGAAGAAGGCGAAGAAGTCTTTGCAGTTCAAGGCATCATAAGCAAAAAGTCTGTAGAAGAAGTTGAAGTAGAAGTTCGTGACCGAATCCGTGCCTTTGCTAACGCTTATGCGGAGGAGAAGAGAAAAGAAGACCTTGAAGCAGGCGTAATTGACGTTATCCCTGAGAGAGCTCCCTCTATTTCTATTGGTGAAGAGCCAGTAAACAGCGGAGAGATACCTCGTGTTGACCTAATTGATGATTTGCCATTTGGTACAGGTGAGAACGAAATCACACCTAAGCCTGAAGGTGAAGAAGTTATCTTTGAGTCCAACGCCCGAGTTATCGACGAAGATGGCGACACTCAAGCACAAGTTATTGAGAACTTCCCAACCGAAGTGTCTGCCTCAAAGGGTGGAAAAAAGAGCATCCAAGACGCAGCTTCTGAAATCGCTCGTAAGATTATGGAACGTGGAGCAGGGCTTCTTAGAACTCCTGGCCGCGACAGGGACAACCTTCCAGACATCCCTGAGAAGTACAGACGTCAGGTGTTTATTAGACTGCTCGCTGGGCTATACGCAGACGCAGACGGTAACCCACTTGCTGTTGGTGACAAGGTAGTCCACACCAATCCTAAGATGGCAGCTAAGTACGGCGAAGGCGTAGTTATAAGCAAGGTTCAAGGAAACATTGGTGGAATACAGCGAAACGGAGTAGTTTATGTTGACTACGTTCGCGTTGAGTACCCAGACGGAAGAATACGTAAGTTTGCTTCTCGTTTCCAGCGACACCAAGACCCAGAGCTTGCTAAGCAGCGTTTCAACGAAGAGCCTCGTATCAACTGGATGAACCAGGATGAGATGGATATTGCTCTTGCAGAGCGTCGTAAGAAGCCTCGCAAGGGTG